TTGTCTTTGCATCACTTGTTAGCTTACTACCTAGGTAACCACCAATGGCTGAGCCTATTGGGCCTGCCGCCATTCCGCCTAGTGCCGAGCCTGCCGCTCCGCCTAGTCCGCCGCCGCCTGCATAACTACCTAGTGCTGATCCAATTGGTCCGCCTGTAATACCTCTACCGATTGCTCCACCGATAGCTGATCCCACATTGCCTGCTTGTAAGTCTTGATCGCCGGCAACATCATCTCTTCCTGGTATAGCTGGATTATCATTTACTGCCGCTCTAAATTTATCTATGTCAGTTCTCATTGGCATAGGCATATCAGCCGCGACTGGTTTTGCATCCATTCCTGCGTTACGCATGATTGCCATTAATTGTCCAACTTGACCTGCATCATCTCCTGTCATTGAGATATTCATGCTGGCCGCTTCATTAATTTTTTGTTTTTTAGACTGCTCTTCAGTTTGAATGTCAGTAAGTTTTTGTATTAGTTCTTTATCATTCATTATTTGCTCCCTATAGGTGATGTTGTACCAATGTTATCGCTTATATCTTTAGTTTCGCCTGGTTTAACATCTGCGATAGGATCATTAGTTTTTTCTTTTCTAGTAGTTTCCAACTCTTTAAGAAGTTCCATTACTCTTTCATTACCCATTTGTTTCTGTGCATCTGGATCTTGTTGACCCATGTCTTCAGTTTCTAGTTTTGATTGATATGGATTTTCTTCTTTTGTATCTTGGTACTCATGTCTAATATCTTCTTTTGTTCTTACTAGAATGTCTGATCTTTCACACATACAACATTGTGCAATATATTCTTCTAAAACTTGTGGTGTAGTTGGATAGTTTAAACCTGTCTCCCAATATGTTACTTCACAATTGGTCTTTTTTGGAAAATCTAACGGTCTCTCTTGAATAGGAGTTTTCTTGCCTGCACCCATTGATGCAACGCTAAATCTTTGTAAACATTGCTCTAGATCATCAGCAAAGCCTTCTGGAAGATCTCCAGCTACTCCGATCTTAAATTCATATACTTTTTTTGCTTCGTTTAGATATTTTTCAAACATATTACCGTCCTTATAAATTATTTATCCATATTCTTTAGTTTTTCTAACAAACTATTGCGGTCAGTTACAATGTAACCTTCACCTTGTACAATGCTTTCACCATCAATTTTACCGTCCTTATCTTGTTTTTCTTTACGTAATTGTAGTTCTACCATCTTTAATTTTTTATCTATCTTAGCAACCTTGGCATCGAGACTGGTTTTGAGCATACCTCCAGCTACCTCAAATACCCTGCCTGAGTATCTAGATTCTACATTCATGCCTAAATCCATTAAATCGTCATATGCATCCATGGCTTTCGAAGCTACTTCATTTAGCTCGGTATCAGCCATCTCGCCTAATCCTTTTACAGCCGGCAATGCACTAGTGATTTTATCCATTTCTGCAATGTCACGCAATGTTTCGTTTTGTTGCTGTATTGCATTATGTTTTTCTTTTTCTTTATCTTGCTTTATAATTTCTTTTGAATCAGGAAGATCAAGAATTTCTTCTAATTTTTTGGTCATTATATACTCACTTAATTGCTAGTATTATTTATCGTTTACCTTGATGGAACATATCCTTTTCTGTAATTACTCTGAATTTGATTCCTTTGGATTTTGCATACTTACTTGCCGCCTCCCATTTTGCTTGATTTAATACATAATGCAATTGATTATGACGAGATTTGCCAAGGTTTTCTTTCATTGTTTGATTATCTGGTTTTACTTCTATAAGTTCAACCATATTTTTTCCTTTTTTTGTCTTATATTGTATGAAAAAATCAGGCACATAAATTGTTGCTTTGCCAGTTAATGGATTTCTATATGGAATCTTTACTGCCTCACTTGCCCATGCTTGTATAGATGGATTTTCATCGCAAAACTTCATGAAAGCAAATTCCCAACTACTTCTATATGTTGGTGTTCTTCTGCCTACGTATTTTGTTGGATTTTTTAAGGTGTATTTTCCTTGAGCAAATTGTTTTGCCATGGTATTACCCCATGATGTTTCTTGCTTCTAACGGAGTATCTGTGTTTTCTACTCGAAAGCCTAGTGTGCTAGTTTTTTGTCTGTTAAAATTCAAGACTTGTGCCACTGTGTAACTCAACTGTAATTTGTCTAAACTTTTTAGAGTATCTAAAAGTTCAAATACTTTGATGCCATCTATCTTCGCTTGTTGCAATAGGACTGATCCCGTAGACTGAGCGGCGACTGTATCGAAACCTTTGTTTATTAAAAAACCTATTACAGCATCAACATCGTTGCTAGGAAATTCTAATTGGTATCCGTAATATGTGTTGAAATATCTTTTTACCTTATCACCACTTCCTGTATCTGGTTTTTGAGGGATATTAAGTTGTACCATTTTTTACTCCTCTGCTAACATTCCTGGAGCAGGTCCACTTGGGTTATTTGTTGTAGACGCTGTACTGGAAGTTTGTGCTCCGCTACTTCCTGAATTAGTCAAAAAATTTGCACCTGCAACTAGAGCCGCCGCCGCGGCTACTGTGGTTGTACTACCTCCGCCGGCGCCTTTAGGAAAAGCAACATTTGAAACTCCGCTTACATCTATACCAGTTGTTCTACCTATTGCAGATATTCCTTCACCTAGAAGTTCTCCACCTATTCCAGAACTTGATAAGTTGCCTGCATTTTGTATCGTATTTGCGGCTTTTAATACTGTACCAAAACTTACATTACCGCCTGTAATATCATCTATAACTCCAAATCCTCCTGCAAGTACTCCTCCGACGCCTAATAAACTAGAAGCACCACCACCTAATAAGGAATTAGGACTAGGAGTTTTGTCATAATGTTCTTCAGCAAATCCTTTGGGTCCGCCTTTGCCTATCGCTCCCCTACTATAGTGAACAGTCTCATATTCTACAGACATACTATTGGATACCGGATCACTTACACTATTATCCATTGTGTCATGCGTCCAACTTGCAATTATAGGATTTACCAATGTCATAGCTGTATATTTTTTACGCGACATTTGATATATGACGATGCTGTTGAAAAAAGGTTCTAAGCTATCATTATCAAAACCGTATCTATATTGCTTCTGAGCAAAAGCTGATCCTCTATTAAATTGTGTTGGATTTTTAAATTGTTTTTTTGTTGGATCTGGTGAACCGTCTGGCTGGACGGCTGTATAGTTACCATCTCTATAATAATATCTATAGTATGCTTCCCACATTGCAGTAGTAACACCAAAGTTATCATCATGAAAAACAATATTAATTGGTTGATAATCTATTCTTTTTTGTATTACACGTTTCCTATTGTATTGATGCTTTACATCAGTTTGAATATTGTAAGCAGGTAACTGAACACTTTTAACCAACATATTAAGTTCGTTGCTATGTTTTTGTGTTAATTGTGGAATAATACTTGCGGCTTGTGAATTTATGTTGAAAGACACATGGTAAAGAAATTTTACCTTAGGAGATAATCTATGACTATCGTCAACATACAGTCTTGCTCCATGTTGATAATCTGCAAGATTACCTTTGGGGTTTAGTGCCCCAGAAAATACATTATCTAAAAATCCATTCAAAAAGCTCATATTAATATTTAGCCTATTCTATTATGTGGGTATTTAATTAGGTCATAAAAAAAGGACCCCTGGAGGCCCTTTTTTATTAATTTATAATTGCTAAAAATCTTATGTAGAACCACCACCAGTAATTGCAGTATTAATAGTTCTGCCAACTGCTGTACCAATTCCTGTTCCTTGCGGAGTTTGTATTGCGTTGTCGTATCTAATGGATAAAGTTACTGTAACAGGCTCTGAAGTTGCATAGTTTAGTGTGTTGTAGTTAGCATTTTCTACGTAACAACCATACAATTCATATGTTTCTAATACATTAGCCGCATTTGCTCCGTTTCCACCATCAAGTATTTCAATTCTAGTAACGAATTTGTAATCACTACCAGAAGCCGCACCTGACTGTTCAAAGAAATCAAATTGTTTCTGTAGTTGTTCACCAACTAATTTTTGAACGTTGTTACTGACATCTTCACGTAAGTTAATTGTGATTGGTTCCCAAGTGTGTTTACCAGCAAGATAAACTCTTGAGTTATATATGTCAACTGTCATTTGATCAAATGTTACGTTTGGTCTTGTTGTATCAATGACTTGTTTTGTAAGCTCTGTTGTTGGACTGGATGTTCCAAAGTTTTCTAACGATACCCTAAAACGGTATTGTAGCTTTGGCATCAACAGCCCTTGGTTGGATGCACTTGCGTTACTGTCCAGTGGTACTGTTAATCTTGAAAGTGTTGAAATTGCCATCTATATGCTCCTATTACTTTTATTTATCCGTTTAGAGTCCTGCTATTTCCCCAGTATTTTTAAGCCTCAATGGAATGTATATAAATTCCACAGCTTTAACTGGTTCTATTGCAATGTCCAAATACAGTTCATTTCTATCTATTCTCGCTGGTGTATTGTTTGACTCGTCACAAACTACTAAGAAGTCATACAATGCTCTTTGAGATACCAATTCAAGCATCAAACTATCAGTTTGAGCTTTGATTTCATCACGTGTGATTTTATCATTTGGTTCAAAGATATATGGTTTAGCAAGTTTTTTAAGTTGTGATCTTAGATACACAACTAAACGTGCAACATTGATTCTATCTAAAGCACTTGCGTTTGCGGCCCTAGTTTTCTGACCAAAGTTTACTAAACCTGCACCTGTTAAGAATGTTATTGGGTTTACATTAACTTGTTGTAGAGTATCACGCTGTCCTTCATTTAATGCTATTGATTTAAATTCGCCTTCTGAATCAATAAATCCTGAAGCTGTAGCGTTTGTAATACCACCACGTCTTGTTCCTGCTGGCGCAAACCATGGAAACGAAACTTGATCACTTAATGCAATAGTTCTTAGTATTGCGTGACTTGGTGGAACAATAATATTTTTACCTGCATTATCGCTTGTAAATAAACTTGGATAAAATACACCTAAATACTCACTGCTTGTTACAAGTCCGTTATCATTATCTTCTACTGCAAGGTTAACGTTTTTACCCCAGTTGTTTAAAGTAGTTGCATCTGAAGTTAATCTAAACGGTGAATCGCCAACGATAAATGCTGTTAAGCCTCTATCATTATTAAGTGAATTCATTTCACCGATCAATTCAGGATAACCTGGGCAAGCCATTAAGTTGAACAGTCTTGACTCATCATCTCTAATGTCTTGGTTGCTGTTTACCATTGCCTGAAGTGCTTGTATGATAACTTTTCTTTGGGCTTTTCTACCAAATGAACCTGATCCATCTGTTTGATTAGCTGATTCAGTTACCCATCTATGTGGATAGTAGTTAACTTGGCTTTCATCGCCCATTCTAACATTTTTATCTGTTGTTACAACATGATTACGTACAAATTTCTTAACATTAAATCCACTTCTACGTAAGTTCCAAAGCAACATACCTTTTGGATATAAAGCTGGATCTGGACAATCTGTATCTAAGTGATCACTCACTAACATTTCTTTGATTGTTCCGGACGGTGCCGCTGTTGCAGTACCACCACTTGTACCAAATCTTGCATCAGCAAATAGTATACCGTCTTCAGTAGTTTGATCACCTTCATCTAATGCGATCCATTTACCTAAGTCTGAATTGTATCTGTGTACTTGCGGATACGCTTCTAAGTCTGCTGTACTAATCCAAATATCACCTGTCACCAACGGAGTTGTATCTGATTGTTGAGTAGGCTCAGTTGCACTAACAATTGGACCTTCTGGATCTGTTGTAGAGTAAACATTTTGATAACCCTTCCAAGTAGTTCCATTATGTACAAGAATATCAACTTCGTCTACAAGTGAACTATACCATAATCTACCATTTTCTGTTAAGGCAGTTGGTGCATTTGCTCCTGCTGTGTATGTTAGGATCTTCCAGTTTGAAACATGGAAATCTGATGCACTATCACCAGTTGGTGCTGTGTAAAGATTTGCAGTACCTAACTTTGTAGTATAGTTATATGCTGAAAAACCAATGTTTTGTAATGCATTTGATGTATCCTTAATTCTAATTTCACCACTGTCATTATGTGAAATTACAACTCTGTTACTTGCGTCTACTGTAGCAACAATATTTGTAAAACCTTTGGCATTAATTGCATCTGCAATTACGTCTGCATCTGTTGTTGCACCAGTGGCTGTAAATGATACAGTCTGATGTGGGTTCATAGCCTCTTGTCCTACAATGCTTTCTGCCATTGTAAATGTTTTGGCTCCTGCCGCAATTGAACTTGCTGTTACAGCCGAGGACGTAATAGTAGTTGCACCTGTGGCATTTCTTGCAAACAATGTAAAGTCGCCTTCTTCATCACCTGCTAAGGTAGTATTCGCTTGAATATAAACTTGGCCTAAAGTTAAGTTTATACCGCCACCTGATTTATCTAAATTGTACAAAGCTGAATTGTGTGTTTTATACAATGGAGCAGGTTGTGTAGCCCATAATTTTGTTGTGCTGTTATATTTTTTAACACTATAATTTGCACCAAGATTTGCTTCTGTTGTTTTTAACCAAACAGAACCAGTTGGTCTTGATTTAGTGTCAGCAGTTTTAAATTCTGGAACCTGTGTATGAGGTTGAATTACAAACTGTGGAGCATAATAAGTACCTGCTGTAATACCTAAGTCAGCAAGTAATGTTCCTGATGCACCAGCACTTATTTGTATAGCACCATCTTCATCAGTTGAACCATCAGTTGTTGATGTACCATTACTGTAAATTTCTAACTTTCCGTCAACAACAGCTGAAGTAATACCAGTTATTCCTGCACTATCAATTGCTGTTTCCATTGCTGAAACAGTTGTGCCTGAAATTGTTACAGTAGTTCCATTAATAATGATTGTTTGCCCATTACTTAATGTTGGATTTGCCGCTGAACCTTGTATAGTTGGCCAACTAGCTACCCAAGCCTGTGTACCAACTTTTACCCATGTACCTGATTTATTTTTGTAGTATATCTTGTTAACAGTTGTTGTAGTAACTACAGCATAATCGCCAATTTGTCCTACTGATCCTTTTGGAAATCCTGTATTAGATTCACCAACAAGTTGTGTATTTGATGTAATTACAGTCGGAACCTTATTTGTAAATGATTGTCCACCAGTAACAGTTGCCGCGTTTCCGTTCCACTGAAATAAACCGTATTTTGTTACGGCTGTGTCAAACCAATATGTGCCATTTGCTGGAGCCGCCGCTGGTGCATTTGCACTTGGCTCTATTTCATTTAAGTCTATATCTGCTCTAACAACAAATGCTCTGTTGCTTACGCCTAGATATGAATATGCCGCTTGTAATCCATATTCGTTAAGCTCACCGCCATTGATTGGATTATTGCTTGTATCTGTTTTGAAGACCGGATCTCCAAAAGTTTCTGTTAAATCTCTTTGTGATGTGATTAAGTATGGAGTACCCGCTTTCGCTTTGGTAGTTCCTGCCGCTGTTGCCGTGCCTGCTCCGTTTGTCTTGTCTTGTGCAGAGACAACGAAAATCATAGGCGTTGTTCCAGGTTCAGCCGGAGTGTAAAAACTTTCGTCGATTACACTTACTTGTACACCTGGTGATACTAAATTAGCCATTTATGTTCTCCTGTATATTAACAACTGTTAAAAGTATTTATACGATTTTTAAAAATCACCCTGGAAAAAATACCATTAAAAGGGGGTAAAAAGGTATGCTAAATACGATATGCGTCCTTTATGTGAATATTGCAAACAAAGACCTGCCGCGATAAACTATAAAAAGGCAAATAAAACCTATTACAGGAAACAATGCGAAACTTGTTTACACCACGGTAAGAGTCATGGTATACCTACTTGGTACAAAGCAGGCTACCGCATAAAACAAGAGTGTGAGAAATGTGGATTTAAGGGACAGCCCGAACAGTACAACGTATACCATATCGACGGTAATTTAACTAATACCAGTTTTGCTAATCTTAAAACAATTTGTGCTAATTGCCAACGGCTTCTGCAGAAGCGTGGAGTAAAGTGGAAGCAAGGCGACCTTGTACCTGATTTTTAAGATCATCTTTTGTTCCTTCATTATAGATATTGAAGTCAAAAGAAGCAGATGCCCATCTCCATTCACTTGGATGTACATCAGTTGGTTCTACACCTAGGTCTTGATATTGTCTAAACCAAAGCGGATCAGGACCTCTTTTCACACACCATACTTTGCCCTTTAAACTTTTAATAATTTCAATTTCATTAATAAATCGTACATCGGGAATAACAAAATTTTTGTCTGGATTTTCAATTATTTCTTTCTTTACAAAACTTACCCATACTCCATCAAAAAATCCATTACGCATACAATCAGTTCCAAACTCTTGTAATACAGATCTAGGAGTCACCTTACGACCTGTTTCTTTAGTCCAAAAACTGTCTTCTTGTTCGCGCCAATATCTGCTCTCAGATGTATCTCCTTCTAGCATATCTCTATCCCAGCCAAATAGTACAGATACTGCATCTTTCAGCTTATCTGCAAATGATATTTTTGTAAATTTATGTTCGTCAACTAGTACGTCAGCAACAGTACCTTTGCCACTACCAATTAACCCGCATATACCGATAATCATAGTTCATCCTTGTATAATGTAATTATTATAGGATATTATACAAAGGTTGTCAAGTGATTTTTTAACCGATTGTGAACCCGTATCCTACGCCACCGCCCACTTGTGTTGATACATCAGTTTCTAACTTTTCAATTTCAGCAATAGCTTCAGCCTTTAAAGCATCACCGTTTAATGCAGATCCACCTTGCGGACCGGCTATAGTTGCAAATTTGGACCTAGCTTCTCCTAGCATAAATTTACACTTTGCAAGTGTATAATCCTTTATCCATTGTTTTGCAAGATAGTCGTCTAAAAGTTCAAAATCTGGTCTATAGTTGTAAACATATAATAGTATATCTTCTTCGGCTCTTGGACGTTGTAACAATGTTAATTTTTTACTTGTAGTATTCCATTTAAATTCTATAAATGACCCAAACATTCGTCCTACAAGTTCTTGATATCCAGCAAATGCATTATACGTTGCAAGTCCGCCCATATTTGAACTAGCTAAAAGATAAGTGTTTGTGTAAGCAAGATTAAAAGGCTCAAATAATGTACCTCCGTCACCTCCACCGGTTCTTGATCCTATACTTCTTCTAAATAATTTTCTTACCTCTACAACTTCTGTAGGTAATGTATACTCATTTTGATCAATTACTGTTGGTAAGAACATATAAGATTCTTCAACCGAATTGTCCGATCTTTGTCTAAATTTTGCTAGAGCGGCTCCTAGTGCAGTTTCATAATGATCTGGGTCTAACTCCACATCTACCATGCCTCCACCTAGATTGAGCTCTACATACTTGAAAACTTCTTGTTTTTTTGTTTTAATATTGGTTGCCATACACGTTCTCCGACTACAGTATTTATGCGTAGATAAATACTTACGTTATGCCAAGACTGAGCTTATATAAACCCGAAAAGGGAAAAGACTACGAATTCCTAGACAAAACCATAACTGAAATGTTCACAGTTGGTGGTACAGATGTCCACGTTCACAAATACCTAGGTCCTAAAAATCCGGATCTAGCAGATGCCACTTCTGATAAGCCTAGATACGATGCAGTAAAAGAAACCAATATACAAGACATGCTGTTTCTAGAAAACAGAGATAGAAAATATGATCCTGACATCTATGTTATGCGGGGAATATACAATGTTTCAGACGTAGACTTTGATATGAGTCAGTTTGGATTGTTCTTACAAAATGATGTAGTTTTTATGACTATACCTATTAATTATAGTGTAAAAACATTAGGTAGAAAAATAATGCCAGGTGATGTTATAGAAATACCACACCTAAAAGATGAATATGCACTAAATGATTTTAGTGTTGCACTGAAAAGATTTTATGTTGTTGAAGATGTAAATCGTGCAAGTGAAGGATTTTCACAAAGTTGGTATCCGCATTTGTATAGGGTAAAAATGAAACAAATTGTTGACTCGCAGGAGTTCAAGGACATACTAGATTTACCTACAGAAGAAGGTTCTTCACAGACTCTTAGAGATGTGTTATCTACATATGAAACAGAGATGCAAGTTAACAATGCTGTGTTACAACAAGCAGAAGCTGACACAGCCAAATCAGGATATGATACAACAAATCTTTTTACGTTGCAAACAGATGAAAGAGGGCAAACAGAGCTGGTTACTACTGATATAACAAGTTTAGATGCAAGTACACAAAATGAAT